TATTCATTCAATTTTAAAATTCAATTCAATTAAACTTTACATCTAATTGATATTATATTTTCTAAGTTTAGTACATAGCAAGAGAAGCAGCACCGCCCTTGTAAAGAGCGGTTGTCTCTCCTACGCATGTAATATTTATATTTTCAGAAGCTTGTGTAAAGTTTATAATATCAGTTGGGAAAGTAAGCTTAAGTCTAATATTATCAAATCTATTTAGGGGAACAGACGAGCCTCCGTAAGCACGGGAAGCTAATGGGAAAACATATGTTACGTAAGCCGAATGGTTGGCACCTTCGATCCAATACTCGTTTGTATATAGACCCATACTTGGTCCCGTTTGTTTAAGAAGACCAAGGGGTAACTTACCAGAATACGAAGATGAATTTAATAAAAGTTCGGCGGTTCCTAAATTCACGGGTTGAAGTTGAGTTGTGCGATCGGTATTTATGAAGGCGGTAGGGACGGTGACCGCGTCGCCCGAAGCGTAAGTACCAGTCTGCGTCCCGGTGATGGTCACGGGGTTCGTAAAAGATCCGTTCGCATCTGTAGTGGTCTCTGCAACGGCTCCGGACGCGTTGGTTGTATTGCTCGCCCCAAGTGTAATTTTAAGAGTTACTTGACTATTTGCGGGATAACCAGCACCAGCGGTGGCGACGGCGATGGCGGTGATTTGGCCAGTCGACGAGAAAGTGGGGGTAAAGGTGGCATCCTGGGGGAAGGCATCGGTCGTCAAGACCCCCGCGTAGGTGGGGGGTTTAACTGGCAAACTAATTATGATATGCGATGCATATAAAGAAAAGTGATCTAAATCAATATCCATAGTTTTGCCGCTTGTCGGTACCGATAAAAACTTATTTTGTGTCATTTTAATTCTCTTTGGTAGACCCATAGGCATAGCCTTGATTTGTTCACGCTCTTCGTTGCACATAACCTGATTTTTTGCGTATAAAGATAATTTGATAGTACTTTGCGCGCTCGAATTATCACTGAACTTCGCTGTAAATACTTTAACTTTCACCTGTTGGTGAGGAGCGGCTGCCATAAGATATCCGTCCTCTGACTGTTCGGCAAAATTTTCTAATCGGGAAGTGAGAGTCTTAGTTAACATTTTTAAAGGAATATAAAGTATTTGTTCTGTGGTTTGGTCGGCGGCCGTCGGACCCGCATTGGTGCCTGTCGGGAAGCCGTTTATATACTGACCATCAAGGCCAACTCCTCCGGTAGCCTGAAAAGAAAAATCTGAATGAGATCCAGAAGATAATTCAGTTGATAGCAAAGCCAATAAATCAGCCTGTTCAAGAGTTTGCCAAATCTGTGTACCAACCATAATCTCAACGCGACCTATACTAAGAGCTAACTGTTGAGGAGCCCAGGCGAGCGTCTGGGCGGCGCCTGCGCATGTGTATAGTATTTTTAAATACATATCACCAAGGCAATCTATATCGTTATTAACGTCGAAAATTACACTATTAGTTGTTGAAATAAAACTTGTACCAGAACCACCGCTTGCTGGAACCTCAACAAAAGCAGATCCATAAAGTAGCTGGCGAGTAGTATCATTCTTGTTCCAGAAGACCGACATAACGTCTCCATCGTCATCGTGGATCTTATTAGTTACAGCAAGACCCTGGGTACCAGACCCGTTATAAGCAGCATGGGCAGCTACAGCTCCAGACATTTGTATTTACAATTTATAAAAGAAAATAATTTTAAATTTAATACGTAGTTAAAATTATTTTATTCATTCAATTTTAAAATTCAATTCAATTAAACTTTACATCTAATTGATATTATATTTTCTAAGTTTAGTACATAGCAAGAGAAGCAGCACCGCCCTTGTAAAGAGCGGTTGTCTCTCCTACGCACGTAGCGCTTACATTGAACGGCTTATCGGTCCCGTCGCCCACTGTGTTCATAATAACATTTAATTCCATTCTAATATTATCGAATCTGTTTAGAGGAACAGATGAACCTCCGTACGCAAGAGAAGCTAGAGGGAAAATATAGTAGTTATCTGTAAAATTAGCTCCACCAATATAAAAACCATTTGAGTAAAGTCCTAGAGCATCTGCTGCAGCTCCGGTTAATAAAGGACCTCCTAGAGTACCCGAAAAAGAGCTAGAATTTAATTTAAGTTCTGCGCTTTCAATAGATGCATTGCACGACGCCGCGTTGGTACCCGTTGGGTTGACTACAAGTATTATATGAGACGCATATAAAGAAAAGTGATCTAAATCTAACTTAACTACGCTTTTCACACCTTGCCCGGCGACTGTGGTAGGCTGGACAAACGAAGTTGTACTATTCTGAGTCATCTTAAGTCTCTTTGGTAGACCAGATGGCATAGCCTTAATTTGTTCACGTTCTTCGTTGCACATCACGATACACTGACCAAATAATTTTAAAGTAAACGTCGTACCGGAGGGGAGATTATTCGTCGAGTTCATATAAACCTTAATTTTAACTGATTGGTGAGGGGCTCCTGCTAGTAGATAAGCCTGCTCTGATACATCTGTAAACTTGGAAAACTTTGGACCAATACTTCTAGATAAAGCAGGGATGCGAAGCACTCCCGTGCGCTGAGCTGATCCTGCGCTGCTGCCGTTAATATCTCCGTCGCTTGTTGTTTTTACTGAAATGCGTTGTCCAGAATCATTGAATCCGCCAGACATCGCTAAAACAAAAGATTGAAATGAATCTTCAGACATTTCAGTCATATTTAAAGCCCGAATATCAGCTGTTTCTAATGTTTGCCAAACTTGAGTACCAACCATATATTCTATTCTTTTAACAGCATTTAAGAGACCAAACGATTCTAGAGAGTCTGTCTGCGAAGCGGTGCCTGTAGTAATCTGAAGATAAAGATCTCCTACCGCGTCAATATCGTTGTTTACTGTAAAGAACTGGTTTCCGCCGGCACTAAGACTTCCTCCGCTTCCGGAAGCGGGGATCTCAATTATGGACGAACCATAAAGTAGCTGGCGAGTAGTATCATTCTTGTTCCAGAAGACCGACATAACGTCTCCATCGTCATCGTGGATCTTATTAGTTACAGCAAGACCCTGGGTACCAGACCCGTTATAAGCAGCATGGGCAGCTACAGCTCCAGACATTTGTATTTACAATTTATAAAAGAAAATAATTTTAAATTTAATACGTAGTTAAAATTATTTTATTCATTCAATTTTAAAATTTAATTAAATGTTTATGCACTAAATGAAATAGTGCCACCTACAGTAGTTTGTACTTGGGTTCCACATACTGTAACATATACATTTGCACTGCTTTGGCTGTGCGCAGTAAGTTTTAGCCGTTTATTACTCAGACGCGCAAACGGAATACCGGCTGTACTGAAAGCAGAAACCGCAGTTTTGATAATGTATACATCATCATCGCTTCCTGCTAATGAAAATAATTCTGAATTTAGTTTAGTTTTAAGCATATTTACAGGAATGACTCCCGTTCTATCGTTTCCTAATATCAATTCAACATTTTTTAAACCGGCCTGTGCGACCGTGCAACCTGTCGCATCGCTGAGGTTCTCCGACGAGACCGTCGTAACAGTAAACGTATTCGCGTCGCCTGCGCTCGCCACGACATAAAGTCCGTCCTCCGCGTCGCCATCGAAAGCAATATTTACCGTATCTCCAATTGAAAAGCCATGGTTCGTGATGATAATTGTTACGGTCGTGCCGCTGCGGGTGTGAGTTCCGACTACTTTCGTCTCCGACCACGTAGCGTCGCTGATTAATATATGAGATGTGTTTATATTAACGCCACTTAAATCAACTGTTTTTCCCGCTGCGCTCACAATCTGTACTGTTGTAAGTCCTTGTGAAGTATGAATAGGTCTGTTTACAATATTTTTAGCAATAAAATTTTTTTCAGTGTTTGTGATCTGATGTGAAAATACGCATACACTGGTATCGGTCGATGTAATAGTCGCGGCTTTGTATGTAACTTTTATTTTTATTTGATTTATCATGGCCCCGGCTTGAAGAAAACTATTTATTGTATTTTTTGCTCTTCCTATAAAAGGAATAGAAAAAGTTGTATCGTTGAGGGTGGTGGATGTGCCGAGTTCTGTAATATTTCTAGAAATTATATCATATGGATATATAGTTTGAGCAGTTAATTGACCAATAATGACATCTATTTTAGATATATTCGAAAGAGCGACACCAGTATAAATTACGTCACTTATAGCATCGCAATCGCTAGGTAAACAAAATTCATCGGTGGTGGAGGTGGTGAGGGTGGTGAGGCCGGCGGAGCCATTTATAAGGCTAACACCAGAGCCATTAATGTATTCTGTTGTACATTTAGTTAAAAACTGAGACTCGATTAATTTAGAGCTATCTGCTTCGTTAGCACGACATACAGATTGTGCCCCATTAGAATTAAAAGTTTTAATAGCAACGTTATCTATGCCCATTTTATTTACTTTTATAAATACATTTTATTTTTATTTATAATTAATTTACGAAGAAATCAAACTTATTATAGTTTCGTTTAAAAAATCTAATTTAAATAATTACAAAATGTAAATTAGTATGTCAAACTTTGAATGTTCTTTAAAGGATCTTAATGCACAAGCAAATAATGCACAAGCAAATAATGCACAAGCAAATAATACACAAGCAAATAATACACAAGCAAATAATACACAAGCAAATAATACACAAGCAAATAATACACAAGCCCCTCCTGTTATCGAAGATGGACAAAAGAGTATTTTATCAAAGAATAATCAAAACATTAATAATCAAATTATGAATAATATCGCTAGTGATTCATTATTTGATAAAATAAAGGAAGAGAAAAATATACGGATTATATTACTTGTCATAATATCTTATCTTATAACAAACTCTGATCAATTTACTCAATTTTTAGGAAACACGTTTCCATATTTAGTTGATTCTGGAACTACTAATTTATTAGGTAAAACGGCTGTTGCTGTACTGATTGGTTTATCTGTTGTTATTTTTACTTCTTTTTTCCAGGTTCCTTAAAAATTTCCTTACCCGTGATATTATTTTCTAAACGCTCGAGCAAACTGGGTATACTAAAATTTTCTTGTTTTTTAATTTCTACGTTTTTTGGCTTAGGTTTTTTCCAATTCAAAGAACTTTCTAGAGCAGTTGTTATAGGTACACACATACTTTGATATTCGCGACAAGGTCCGTGAACTCCTGTGCTTTCAGACATGCATTTTTGACAAAGTCCACTTGGAGTTAATTTAAAATATATGTGATTATTTGAATGAAAATCTTGTTTATTTTGACAAAATTTAGATTTAGAACTAATAAGGTACATAGGTTTATCTTTAACTTGAGTAATAGTTCTTATGTCTTCTACTTTATATCCGGTTGCATGAAGCTTAAAAAATTTCTCTATGGATTTATATTCAGATGAACTTTTCTGAATAGTTATCAAGTTGCCAGATAATTTAATTGGTTCTTCACTTTCAATATATTCTCCCAAATCGTGTACATCTGTTATAGAATTTGCGTCACAACGTATACTTGTGTCTTTAATCAACTGAAATGTATCAGATTCATAAAAATCTTTTCTAGATTCATCTTTGTTGGTTCCGATATAAACGTCCTTAAGAATATATATTCTTTCTTCGTAAATTCTAGCACCATCAGACATAGTACATTTATCAGAACCTACTAAACGCAATCCATTATTTTCATATACACACAGATCAATTATTTTTTCCCAAGTGTCATAATGTTTAATGTCTTTTCCGAAAACACTTGTTAAATTAACTATAAGATTTTTACGGATACATTTCGCTGTTTCTTTGTTTACTACGATAGCGGGCCAATGTAAATGAAAACCCTGCTTAATGTATTTTTTATCCTCTTTTGTTATTTCTTTATTTTTATTTGCCCCAGTTACTATACACAATAATTCGTTAATTTTATAAAGACTACCCAGGGTAGACTGAATAATATTAATGTATTGATCCAAATTTATAATTTCTTCTGATAAAATATCAAAGTCAATAAAAAATTTAAAAAAATCAGTTTTTCTCTCTACTATACAATTTTTATATTTTATGTATTTACTGTACAACATTTGAAATGTTTCGTGATCGTTTGAAATGTCTAACTTACCTCCGTCAAACATAAAGTGTGTTACATTTTGGAGTTTTGAATCTGTTACCATTTTTCCAGTAGAAAATAACCACATATTCAATGGATTTTCCATTTATAATATTGTATATTTTATTTCTCTAAATTATTAGGCTTTAAATTTTATTGTAATCGCGCAATTATTTGTATAAATACCTTTAACGGCACTTGGAGACAACACTGTGCGTTTTCCTTTCTTTTTAGATGTCATCGTCGTTATCATATCCGCATCTACAAGGTGTATATTAGAAAGTGCGTAATCTAAAATTTTATTATCTATAAACCATCTAAAAAAATTAAGTTGCCCAACTGTGGTTACTATTTCAGTATCGGAAATACATTCGTCTGTGTATTCTCTCCATTTAAATGTGTTGGTATTTATTATAAGACGTTTCTGTCTGCAAAATGGGTCGAAAAACTTTTTAGAGTAAGCCTTGAGTTGATTTTTATAATCGAGGTATATATTAAAATAAACTATGTCATTTGAACTACCAAGGGGGTATATGATATTATACTTCTTTGAGTAATTAGTTACCAACCAATCTAAAAGTCTTAAACTCAGTGGAGTATTTTGATAAATTATATCTCTAAAAAGAGACATTTTGTGTTTATAAAAGTTCAATAAAAAATTTATGAGAGTTTCTTCTTTCGTTGTAAAAGACATTACTACATTGTTAATAATAATACATATCTTTAAAT